CCTGCGAAGTAGGACAGGAGCATCGTTGTCCAAGTTGGAGACCACCCACTTGCGTACTTCGGTGAAGTTCTTTTCTTTAAGGTTTTTGATGAGTTCATTTACAGAGATGTCTGAGAAAGATGCAAGAATTCCCGCGTCAATTTTACCTCCCGTAGAGTATCGCTGAATTTCATTGAGGACTCTACGGAAGTCTGGGAAGTGCTTCGAAACAAGTTCCGCAACGACTTTTTGATCGTACTCAATCCTTTCCGTATCCAAGATTGTTTGAAGTCGTTGAAAGAAACTTCCTGCAAGTTGAACTCTTTGCTTCCCTTTGATTGTGAAGTCGATGACGGCACATCGGGAGTGCAGGGGTTCAATGATTTTGTTCTTGTAGTTGCAGGTGAAGATGAATCGGCAGTTGTTATAAAATGTCTCAATATTCGCCCGTAGTAGGAGTTGTACGTCGTTCCCTGTGTTATCAGCTTCATCGATGATGATGACTTTGTGTTTAGAAGATCCCGTAAGTGAGACGGTCGAAGCGAAGTTCTTTGCTTGGTTCCGTACAGTATCCAGGAAACGTCCTTCGTCGGATCCGTTGATGACATAATAATCTGCCCCCAATTCGTTACATAATGCTTTTGCGATTGTGGTTTTACCAATACCAGGAGGTCCAGCAAGAAGGAGATTAGGAATCTCACCTTTTGCAACAAACTCCTTAAATGTTTTTTTAGTATCATCGGGAAGAATACAATCATCAATTACTTGAGGACGGTATTTTTCAGTGAGAAGAAATTCACTTGCCATAATTTAATTCAATCCAAAGGTTGATTTTCAACATTCACATATTCAGTTTTAGGTGTATAAGGAAACTCAATATACACACGACTATCACGACTGGTATAAGAAGCCCCATTAGGTTCTACAAATACCTTACCCTGCATATCATATGCTTGTCCGTCTTTACCTTCCTTGAATACTCTACTGAATCTTTTGTTCTGGTAGGTTTCTCTATCATTATATTTACACAACTTCCACTCATCATCCTCACCAGTCAAAGGAGATAGTGGTTCAAATCGTAGAAGTTTTTGAAGAATATTGATAGCATAATTTGCCGAAAATCCAGAGTGTCCTTCTTCGGCAAAGACATTCACCATTTTGAGAATGTGTTCGCACATCGCATCATTCATTTCATCACCAGAACCATACATTCCAATTCTGGTGAGTTCATCAATCGCATAGGTTTCTATGTTAGTCATAATTTTTCACGAATAAAAATAATTAAGTGTAATGCAAAATTGGCGATAAAAAACAATCTTTGAGGTAAAAAGTGTTAGTACCCTTTTGATTGATTTGTTTTCAATCTTCCACATCTCCATTCAGTTCCAGGACATTCTACCACGAATTTGTTCTGTAATCCATTATTCCACCACTTCCTATTAGCATTCCTAATCCTACTGATTTCACTCATTTGTTTTCTTACTTCTTCAGTATGTCTATATCCATAAGAATGATGTTCTTTTCCTTTTTTACCATACATAGGATGTTTTTCCCCACTCACCTTTTCACTCATTTTCTTTCGTGCTTCAGGAGTGTGAGTTTTTCCATACATATGATGATTTTCACCAACCATTCCAAAGTTTTTTCCTAATCTACTTTTGGTTATTTTTTGTTTTTGTTCTTCAGTAAATAAATGCCCCGAAACACCTTCACCACCATCAGTTTTGTTATAAAGAACACCAGTCCCCAAATCTTTTCTACCAAAAACAAAAATCATATACTTTTCGTGTCTAAATGCTTCTTCTTCAGTTAGATTTTGTTTTAGAAAAATTATTCTGGATTTATCTTTTGGCGGTTTGATACACTTTTTAGTTCTTTTATATACTCTACCTCCACTTCCTTTACCAATATAGTAAGGAGTTCCATCTTCACGCAAATAGGCGTAAGTGTAATACATTTCTGCTCTGTTGTTTGTTCGCATTACTATTTATAAGGGAGAGTATTTTTACTCTCCCACCTGAAAAGTGCGAACAAACCAGGCATTATTATTTATTACACCCAAGATGGTCGCCTTTCAGGCATACGGAGGTAGTTGTCCTTCACCCAAGGTTTGGATGCGATATACATCTTGTAAGCAGTAAAAGTGTCAATGCTTGTGTCAAGTTTATACTCATCTGGCATCGCTCTAGCAAATGTTGTAACTTCAGGGATCTTTCCCTTAGGAAAAAGATAATAAGCATCCACTAGTGTCTTGTAGCAAGAATGCACTTTACTATACCGCAAGGTGTATTCATCGCACAAGTTAAGACCGTGCTTAATCAACCAATATGCGTTGTGGATGCTATCCATTGCCCACTTGGTGCAGGGGTGATTGCGGAACGCTCCCCTGTCCGTCTTGTAGGGCGTCCCATCCGCCTTAGGGAGAGTGCCGTACCCGTGCCCCCACTTGTCGGAAGCGACGATGGAGAGCATCTGACAGCACTCTAGAGGCATCTTAACGACGTGTTTGTCAGGGAGGCAAATGGCACTCTCAGCAGGCCAAGGAGAAGTAACAAAGATGTTCATTTCAAAAATTGCATCAAGTAGGATACTCCCCAGTCTAATGCCTGGGGTGGTATATCAGTGATATTTTGTTCCAGTATTTCTTTTGCCCAAACCAATCTTTCTTTACCAACAGCATTTACTGTGGCACCAGAGGCATTCATAAACTCATTATAGTCTTTCTCATTTCCATTTTTAAACGCACTAATATAGAGATCTCTAATTTCTCTACAAAGTTTTTCAGTTTCATATGCAAAGGTAATAAGTTCTTCCTTAAGAGGAATTGTCATTGTCTTCATACAAGACATACTAAACTTCATTGCCTTTCTAGTATCATCAAGAGAAAGTTGAAACGATTTATTATCTCTAAATGCATATTGAATGCATCCATTTGCACATTCCATTACTCGAAGAAGGGCAATCTTATCCTTTTCAGTATCAGGAAGATTGCCAAAGAGTTCGTCCCAGTTTTTCATCCAAAAGTACTGTCAGGCTCCAACGCGACATAGTATGTAACATCAAAACCAGTATTCTTAAACCTAGAAAGAAGTTTCTGTGAGATAACTACCTCGTAAGTTCCTGGCAAAATTTTAAGATTTTCCACTTTAAAATTAAAGGTGAATACTTCATCAGTCTCACCAACAACCACAGAGAAGTCATTAGATGTGTCGTTCTTCTTATCACGAACCACCAGTTTCACGACACCTGCTTCACCAACAACAGATAGATCTGGAAGTTGATAAACCACAGAAGCTTTAAGAAGTTTATCCAATTCTTTAGTATCTAGAATAAAACAAACATCTTCAGAAGGGAGAGAGATGGACTTGTTTGGAGGAGTAATAATCACATTTGGATCCGCAAAGAAGTACTTGGATCGCGACTTTCCTTCCTTAATTACAACATACCCGTCATTCTGAAAATCTAGATCTGCATTCTGATGCAGATTAAGTCCATTCAGAAACTGGTTCAAATCATAGATACCAAAATCCTTAGGCAATTCCTCCTCAATAGTTGCCTCTGCCAGTATGTTTTTCATAACGCTAATCGTCCGTAGCGAACTACCTTCTTTAAACAGAATGGATTGATTAATAGAAGAAAAGTTTTTTAGCAGAGTCAAAGTTTTATCGGAGAGTTTCATAATCACTTGTTTTCAATAAGGTTGAGATGGTTGATCAGAAGAATCGTGTAATGAAGAACCTTAAAAAGATCTGCACGAGGAGTGCCTTTAGTATCATAACGATCAATGTACTTGGTCACATTACCCGCACAGAATCCTTCGCGGCGATTGTGTTTGATTTTATCGATTGTTTGTTCTGTTCCACCTCCAGTTCGATCGACATAATGCTGCCTATAAGTGCCAGCAATATATTCTTCAAGTTGCTTGAGGATTTTATCCTCATTATATTTCCAAAAATGATTTGTGTTTGTCACGGCAGTTTTTTTAATATCAATCATATCAGTAGAGTTAATAGAAAACTCATATTTGTTCAGATCAGGCATAAATTTAAAATCATTATCAGAATAAAGATGCTCATCCATAATAAAAGAGGGAGATATATTTACCTCCCCATATCCTATCAATTTACTTGGTCTTTGTCAATAGAAGATTGGAACTCTGCGTCAATCTTATCATACAGTTCAACAAAAGTTGATTTAGTTTCATCATCAAAACGATTCAGACAAACCTTGATTGCTTTGTCCTTCTTACCGAAGATAGAATATGCCTTGATGATATGAACCAGACGACGAGTGCTGATGACTTCATCAATACCACCATCATTGAAGGTCTTACGAATAATCTCAGACCAGGTGCAGAGGTGCTTAATAAAATCAGTATGCTCACCAATCATAGGAATATTAAGAGACTCTGCCACTTTGGTCAAGATTTTAGTCTCAACACTGATAGTAGGATACTCCTGCTCAAAGGTGATGGGGAATCGTTCTAGGAATGCCTCGTTGAGAACATTCGTGCCAATGAAACGACCGTCATCAGAACCCTTACCTTTGGTGTTGGCAGTCGCAATCACATTGAAACCTGCCTTGGGGACAACGTGCTTACCGATTTTCTTGAGGAACACACCCTTACCCTCAAGAACAGATTGCAGACACATAATCTTGTTAGATGCCAGGTCAATCTCATCAAGCAGCAGGATTGCACCACGTTCCATTGCTTCTACCACAGGACCATTATGCCACACAGTTTCCCCATTCACGAGACGGAAACCACCAATCAGGTCATCCTCATCAGTTTCGATAGTGATGTTGACACGAATCAGTTCCCGACCAAGTTGGGCACAAGACTGTTCCACACCGAAAGTTTTTCCGTTGCCAGAAAGACCAGTGATGAAAGCAGGATAGAATAGACCAGACTGAACAACTTTTTTAATATCCGAAAAGTTACCAAAGCTGACGAAGGTAGCATCTTTGTTGGGAATAAGATTTTGGACGACAGAATTCATAGTTGCCACACCAGGAACCGTATCGGAACCTTCTGCAGCAGCAGAGTTGTAAGTTTCTTCAAGGTCTTGCACGGTTTGCTCCAGATTCCATTTGCCACGACCCACCTTGTATTGATTCAGATACTTGGAAAGGGTCGCATAAGAAGTATTCAGTTGGTCCGCAACTTCTTTGACAGCATCAACACCAAACTCGGTGCCATACTTTTCCTTCAGAACAGAGATTGCTTGGTCGATCATAATATTAGATTTGGAAGGCATCGGTTTGGTCGATTACTCTGTAATCATAACACAAAAAAAGACCCCTTGGGGGGTCGGAGGACAGTTTAGAAAGTTGCCTTATCCAAGTTCTCCCATTGCTCTTTGCTTACGGAGTTTCTTAGGATTCTTTGTCTTATCTGCAGAGAAGTTATCATCATTCTCATTATCAGGATCTACAGCACTACGATGTCTTGTACGTCTTTCTTCATCATCCATGTTTGCACGACCTCTCCTTGCTTCATCTGGAGAATACCTTCTACCACTGTTATACCATTCCTTACCTACATGACCTCTCTTCACAGCATCAGCACGAGTAGCAGATGCTTTTGCTTTTTTACGATTTGCCTTGAAAGTCTTCATATCAAGACCCTCATCAATCATAATACTTTCTCTCCACTCTTCACTCATATTCATCATAATTGCTTCTGCTGCTTCTGGGGTTTCAGCATATCCTTCATCAAGAAGGCGATTGATTATTTTTTTGTTTTCAATTACTTCCTCATATAAGTATGAAAAGTCATCATCATTCATCTCTTCAAGAAGATAATCAGCTTCCTGATAGGAGTCAGCATATCCTTCAAAATATAAAAATTTAAGTATCTGGTGATGTTCGTAAGGAGACATATTATTCATTTATATTTTTTATTATTTATAAAAAAGGAAGTACTAAATACTCCCCACACAGATATCAAGCAACAAGACTAATAAAAGAACCCAGAAGTTTCTTGTTAGTCTTTTTCTTGCCAAGAACTTTAGTGAAAGCAGTTTTAATTTGTGCTTTTGTTGCATTCTCAGGAACAACAAAGTCCTCATCTTGTGCGAGAGAAGATGAAGCAATCACATTGAATTGGTCGAAACCAGTTCCAGTGAATTGAACACAACTATTCTTGCGATAATCTGCCTTCACTTTTTCATAATTTTCTTGACCACTTCCATACCAACGATAGCAAGTCGCAAAATCACGACCAGGAGTGATACGGAAATTGATAAGATTCACAGTTGGGAACCTATCTTTCACAGTCTGCAGAAGAACTTTAGCATAACGAGGGAAGTTATCATAATCCAGAGCAGGATACACACGACCAGTCTTGCGGTCACGAATCGCAGTACGAGCGTGCTTTGTATTTCCAATAAATTCAGGAGAATCAGGATAACGACCTTTGCGAGAAACCGTCACAGAGTTTTGATAACCTTCACCATCAGTCAAAAAGATAACATTCACCTTCTGAAGTTTATTCTTTGCCTGGAAATCAGGAATCACAGAGTGAAGTGCCATAATACTTTCACCAATAGGAGAACCCGAAAGGTCCAGGTGAGGAGGAACAACACCAGCACGTTTCTGATAAGAATAGCAAGCACACCAGATATTCTTGAGTTGCTCATCAAGAACACGATTATTCACTTTACTGGTGAAGAAATTCATCAGACGGAACGATGCCTCGGGAGAGAGAACACCTGCAACCTTTTCATATACGGGAGGATGATTGGGTTGCAGTTCCATATAGGAATGACAATCCAAAGTGAATGCATACACCTCGAAAGGAATATTCACCTTACGGCAGAACCAAATGAGATTCAACAGTTGCTTATAAGCATCCAGAAGAAATTCATTCATTGAACCAGACCAGTCAAGAATGAAAATAAGACCGTGATTCTTACCGTCAGGGACCACAGAGACCTTCTTAAACAAGTCTTCGTTAAACTTATAGGTGTGGAGTTTAGAAGTGTCGAGAACACCCGTGCGAGCGGTGCTGGACCGAGCATACTGGTCAGCAGACTTCTTACACTCAAACTCTTTTACCAGATAAGAAACTTCCTTCTCTGCAGACTTCTTGTAAGTATTGTATTCCTTACAACTATGCTCAAAGGAATCTTTGTAATAAGTTCCAGAATTGTTATAAAATTCTGTTGCTTTACGATGAATGAAATCGTTAGGAATAATCATCGTCTCAAGATTCATTTTGGGAAGTTCCACATAATGAGTTTCTTGAGCATACTTATCCACAAGGTCTTTAGACTTTTCATCAAAAGAACGGGAAGTTTTGGAAGTCAGTTCATCTTTATTGGTTTCACCGTGCTGATTACTTGCCTCCTGACCGAAACCACCACCATTTGGCGCTTCCATAGACTTATTCATATCATCACCGAAGGATTCACCTTCAGTTTGAGACTGTCCCTGCGAATCTTGCTCCAGTTCAGATTTGTTCTGACCGTCTTGATTCTCTCCATCTTGAGAATCGTTAGAGGAACCCTCTGTTTTTTCGCCAGAACCTTGAGAAGAATCACCTTCGCCCTGAGTAGGCATAGACTGAACCTCTTGCTTTTTATACTTCACATACTCGGTAATTTCACGAGCAAGTTGAAGGACTTCATCAAAAGTTTCAGTCTGAGAAGCACGAGTCAAAAACTCATTCTCTTCATCATTGAAACAAATGTTATGAAAAGCACCAATCTTGTAGTAAAGATTGATTCGGTCAATGAAAGTCAGTTCATCCAGGTTCTCATCTTTCGTTGAGAAGAAGTCATCGGCATTCAGTTCATTATAACCATTGTAGAAAGTCCGAGACAGACCAGGATACTTTTTCTTCATCAATTTCTCCACTCGAACATCTTCCAGAACATTCACGAAGTCTTTAGGAACTTCAGGATATTCTTTAGTCCAGTCGATATTATCAGTGAAGAGTGCGTGTCCTACTTCGTGACCCACCAGAAGGTCATAGACAGTCGCAGATGCTTTATCCCAACTCGGAAGAGTTAGAACACGACGATCCACATCGAACATTGCAGTCGGGACTTTCTTGTGTTCGATAATCAGGTTCTCAGTTGCCAGACATTTGGCAAGAGAACCTTTGACTTCTAGATTGACGGGCATCTGGATTGCTTTTGAACTTCTAGTAATATAGCAGGTGTTTTCCAGAAATACCCCAAGAATGGACAGTTTTGAAAGTGGGTCAAATAAAGACCATTCTACTAAATCCCTTTATCTTCTCAAATTTAATAACACTTTCAAATCTGTCTTCTAGTCCTGTTTTGTGAGAGATAACAAAAATGTTTGCGTCCTTAATCACATAGCGAATAATCTTAAGAAACTCTTCTGTTCCAAATCCATCAAGTGAGGAATCAAAAACTTCATCCATAATCAGAAGATTTGTATTTACTGAATTTTTAAATCTCGCAACTTCTCTCCAGGTAAAAAGTAATGCAAGGTCGATTCTCATTTTTTCTCCTTCACTAAAGGAAGCATATGAGAAATCTTCATGAATGGGAGACTGGACGGTTTCGTTAAATTCCTCATCAAGAGTAAAGTTAATATAGAAATCCATCATCTGAAGATAACGGTTAACTTGCTGATTTATCAGCGGTAGATACTTCTTAATGATTTTGGACTTTACTCCACCGTCTTTAAGCAAACTATACGAAAAATCGTAATAGTTGATTTTGTCTTTTTTAGAAGCGAGTTCGTCGTATGTAGTTTTTAAGTTGTCTTTGAAGGTTTCTAACTTCTCATGTTCAGAATTTCGGTTTGCAAGGTTCTCGGTAAGAACTTGAATTTCATGTTCAAGATTTCGGATTTGTCTCCGCAATCCGTTAATCTTAATATTATTTTGAGAAATGCCATTCGTTAATTTTGAGATCTCCTTCGATAGAGAAGTGAATTGACGCTCTCGCTCCTCTTCCTCTTTAATTGCCTCCTCTAGTTCTTTATAACCAGATTGCAACTCCTTTGCTTTATTTTGAGCGTCGTTAATTTTATTTATTCTGAAGGTCTCTTCAATAGACTGAGTGCAGGTAGGGCATACCGTATTCTCTGTGAAGAACTTATGTTCTTTAGTGATTGTTGATACTTTTTGAGATATTTTACCTTTTAGATTACCCAACTTACGAAGTTTATCTGCATATCCTATTAGATTATCCTGTTCTTTAATATATTCCCTAAGAGGTTCCTCCAGAGAAGTATTTTCGTCTAAATGCTGTTCAATTTCTTTATCCAAATCGGAAATTTTTCGATTATTATTATCAATATCTTTCTTCCCCCTATTTTCAAGTTCGCCAATAAATTCTTGTTGCATCTTTACCTTATCAAGGAGAGATTCTTTTTTCAATTCAAGAACTTTAATTTCTTCTTTTGACTGACGAATCTTCTCCTTGATTACAATATTCATCGAAGAAAAAATTTTAATATCAAGCAAATCTTCAATCACTTCTCTACGATGAGTAGTAGAAAGTTGCATAAAAGGAACAAAAGTACTTGAACCCAAAATTACGATTTGAGTAAAACTTT